GTGCTAAACAATCCCAGTCTTAACAATAGAATATAAGGTACATGCTAACTCAAGAGGTCCAGGTACACCCTGGATAGGTAATCACATCCATATTGGTCCAGATGGCTAATCTGTAGTAACCAACACTCTTGTATAAAGCAATAAGCTTATAAACTAAGGCTAAAACACTACCACACTTCACTTAGGATGAACCTAGAATGAAAATCTGCCCACAAAAGTGGAACATCCTACCATGTGATAGTAACGACACTCTATTCTATAAAAGAAAATGGCTGAAACCGTTCCCTGAGGTTTATTACCTCCCCGTATTTATCTCGGGCCTTCATCCAGAAACTTGTGGTTGCCGCCACAAATCCCCTTGAATCCAGGAACATGTTGTGTCATATCAGCTCTAACCTCACAAAAAGTGGGTGAGGAACCCATCCATGCACTACTACCTCGGGAGTATCATTACAACACCCTACTATAGCAACACTAACGTGTAGGAAACACGGCAGACAATTAGTACATCTGCACATCTCTCACAATGCCCATAGTTATGGGACGCTTGCGGCTGCATGTTGTGAAAAGGCAACATATCTACAGCTTAGAACGTTTGTTTGAAACTTGGTTGTTCATCCAAGTGGAGCGAAATACTCATTTCAAGTGTACTACGCCAAATATAGTGTTTTAAACTCGTAAATCTAAGTGAAGGGGGACACCCCATATCACTATAATTCACAAAAGAAATCATCAAACAGCAGGTCGGGCCCCCGAGCTTATGTCGGTTCTCCTTCCACATGTGCAAGAAACATTCTTATGGAAATATAGCTACCATCACTCGATAAACATCTTTAAAGTTTGTGCTGCGCACCACCATATTTGGTTTTTGACTGGAAACTTTCATGTCTTGCCATTAAAGGCAGCTCCCTATAACCACGCCGCTTACCGATTTCACGGAACCGAGTACTGGGTATGCCTGCAAACACAGACAGTTTCAACGTGTGTAAAATCTACTCCTAAATGCAAAACAAATGAGAAAAGATATGATGTTGAATTCCCTCAACAAATAAAGGTATCTTGTTTTGACAAGCAACTATGAATTGGCCTACATACGGCATGAGAATTTCACTCACATACGATATATCGCTATGTTTTGATCTATTATCTTTCGCGCTCTCACATAACATACCACCCGTGTTACCACAACCTAGAAACATATTAATGTCTTATTTTCTAGGTGTAAAGAGCAACAAGAGTGCTGTGTGCAACTACTCAATCATTAGGGAAATCACCCCCCACCATGTGCCGACCACATGAAAGCCCTCTAGAGACAGCTAGAGCTGAGTGGTTTACCACCATCAGGACCGAGTACATGACGGTTTACACTAAGAGGCCAGGAACTGTAATACACCACAACCAACAATTAATTTCTTTACATGTTGGTGTAATGAGCCTATTACAGCACGGAACAATCTCAAGGTGCAAGGACCCCACAAGGTGGGTTCAAACTGTGATAACAGTTTTATCCTTTCCTAGGTGCCTTACGGGCACCACGCGCCTAGCTCACACTAGGAGGCTCAAAGAGCCCTTAGCTGCTATGCAGCCCACACCCCTTTAGTTTTCCCCAACTGGAGAAAACTCACGTTCTCAAAATAGGAACGCACCATCTGGGGATGTTGGCCACCTGACAAAGTATACATGGGCAATATGTCCACTGCATACATGCCAACTCCTATACAAAAGGAGATAGCTGCAACCCAAGCTGTAATAAAGGGAGCTTCATCTTTAAAAACGATGATTTTCCCTTCTTTACGAGCCGCAATCAACCTAGTGGTTAAGGGAAGCTTACCACTACGAAATTTACGAACCCAAGCTTGAGTAGGCAATTTTCCACTACCTTCCGGCACATCGACCGGAACTTTAATGGTAGCGCAATCATTACCACCGAAGCGTGTGAAATCAACACACGCATACAGATCTGGATCGGGATTTTTCCAGCCTGGACCCACTACCACCACTTGATCTGCTACTATGCAGACCTCCTGGCTTTTAGCATGATTCTCCATAAACAATTTATTTGTTTTGGGAACCGGTATTTCCATAAATGCTTGGGGTCTCCATGGTGCCCACCCACTATATTGTTTCTGGTGGAAATCACGGCAAGCATTCCAGGTAGGCAAATCATGCCATGTGTCCCCTTTCGCAACAAAAAAAGAACGAACACCATCAAAGAGTGCACGATCCTGATGCAAATAAAGTTCACGCAAGGCAACACCTACATTCTTATAAAGGGCTACTAATGTAGACCCCTGTTCAGGTATGACAACGTGCATGCTCGAAAATATGGCACTCAAATCCAGAGGAGCCAAAACACGACCATCACCCTGCACCTTGAAACCACGCTTTAAAAAATCTAATGATTGCAGTGGTTTAGCAAGGAATTCTGGAGCATTCTTATCGCTCCCATCAGTGATCTTAACACCAACAGCAGCGAGCTCCCTCTGAATGGTGGGTCCGTTAAAGGCCGAACGAATAATGGCTTTACCATTATCATCGTATCCTTCTAAAACGCCCCCAGTGAGACGTGGATCTATGGCAATAAGATTATCATCACCATACACAACTAACGAAACATATTGATGAAAATAGTTTCGTTCTACACCACTCACACTACGCTTATACACGTATCTGATCAATATCTCATTAAAAATAGAGTTCATGATAACAGTGATAGCGCAACCAGACGGTAAGCCAGCACGCACCTCATAAACTTGAGAACCACAGATGGAATATCTCCCATACATGGCCAAGATTAAGTTGTAACGCGCTACAGAATACTCATCATCTCCATAACACTTGTTTATCATTCGGGCTATTATGTCATACATTTGAAAATTCAAGAGCCCGTCAAAAGAAGCATAATCACCGTTAAGAGCCATAGGGCTCTTACTTGCCAACCGATCATACAGTTGGGTCCACTCCCTAGAATAAGGATTGATCCCAACTGCACTAGGCAAACGGTGTCTGTTACCCTGGAGAAAGGCAACAAAACGCCCTGTAAACTTTCTCAAAAGCAAATTATGTGGCATTGGCAGCACAGAGAAAGTTCGCGTCTTTGGAGTTAGGATTTTGCGCATGGGCAAGCGCTCATCCTTTGGCACCTCCATACACCACAACTCCGGAACCCGCTCGTACACCATCTTTTCAAGGATGGCATAGTCGCGATGTACCGAAGTTCCAGCTTTAAGGCGTAATTTTCCCTCAGGCAAATTAGGGTCCTGCTCTAAATACCGAGCTTTTCCTTTTTCGCCTGCCCCCCTCTCTAGGATATAGGGATAACCTTCTGAGGTGTTAGTGACGACGCAATCCACAAACACCTCATCGTCATTCCCATTGATCATCTCCTCATCGGTAAGGAGAGACAACTGTGGGGAACAATCGTACCAACGTTCCACCATCTCTTCTGCTATTTCATGCAAGATGACTGGATCCAAGTCCATCATTGGGCTCTCACACTTGGCAGTTGCCTGCCGGAGTGGGTCATAACCCTCAAACTTAGTACCAACCAGTCTAACATCATCACTATTCAAGATGGCTGGTTCTTTGGTTTCCACGGGTGAGGGAACCCTATAATCATCTGGGACTGATTCATACAGAGTTTTCCGTGGTGCACGTGGTAAATCGGCTGCTCCGATCCACCCAACTTTTGAAACTCCTGGTGTTTCCTTACCCGCCTCAGGAGTTAAATTTTTGGGTCCGGAATGTGTTGAGACCATGGAAGCATAATCCGGTAATAAAGCAGCTACCGAATAATATGACCCATTCGCAAGTTGCTCTCCCGCAACATGCATTCCAACTATCTTGTAGCCCTCTGAAGTTTTTGCTACAAGTATAGCGCCACAATCTTCCCTATGGCAAGGATATGAACCCACCCATGTTCGTGGGAGCTTATTGCTATAATCCCCCCCCCAAGCATAATTATCTATAATTTGTTCATGGGAGTTTAAAGCAACAGCACCCTCAAATAAATGCAAAAGGGGCTCATTGGGATCTGCCACTTTCATACCGGAGGTATATTCAGTGGAATCCCTTGCTAATTTGATAACAGTGCCTTTTATATTTACCATTTTGGGCAACTGCTGAACATCACGTACAAACAAACTTTCCATCGAAGGAGGGAGAGCGGAAAGTTGTGCATGCTTGTACACACAAATCTCGGTATTAGCAAACCGGATTAAATTTGGAGATTGCCCATCCAAGTTGGGATCCCAATAGTGTATTAAGGGAGCTTGGAACTCCCCTGCGTTATTCGAATATGAAATACGCACCAAAGAACCGGGGGCTATAGTCATAGCTTGGTGGTACGTTAAACATATTGAACGTGCTCGGAAACGCAGACCCGATATCAATCCCCCATCGGCCAAATCAATGCGCACCAGTGCATTTAAAGCATGGTCGCTCTCAGCAGGCCGTGATTTGGGCATTTGCCCAGAGTGCAAGTTGAGAGATGCTGGTCGATATACTCTACGCAAATTACGTGAAGCATATGAGCCCGCATCTGAAGAGTAGGGAATTGAAGAATGGAGTGACATCTTGGCCACTGCCGCACCTAAACCTACAGCCCCAGCCTGTTGGGGCACTCCACAACCAAAAATGGTCCGCAAAAGATTTATACAAGCGGACCCAAAAAAAAGAATTAAACAAATAGCAGCAAGCACTAAAAAAAGCTTACCACCATGTGCTGCAACCCAGTCGTACGCGTCACTCATAAAAGTGTGGACTCCCAGTTTGATAGCACGATCAGCCAGCTTCATCTCTGGCCGAGCTTTTTCTATATCTATACGCTTTTGGATTAAGCGTAAAACTGCACGCTCCGGAATAGACAGACTATCAAACAACTCTTTATGAGATAAAAGCGATGCTTGATTGAGTGTCTTTACGGAGTCAACATGTGTTGGTCCCTCAAGTAGCTGGCTAATGAATTGTTTAACAATACCATTAACCGACCACTCATGCAACAAGTCTCGAAAAGAGTCATACTTGTTGAGGGCAAGGGCCTCCATATCGCTTGGATCATATTTTTGTCCATATACTTCAACATTGCCATCAGCGTCCGTCGAAGTTTTGACAAAATCACCACGCATGGAAAGTGGATCATAAATGATCACCTTGCCGTCAACAAATATAAATCTTTGTGTGCTTGCCACACCCAAACCTGGTGTAACGGAAAGGGCGCTGTGGGAAAACCACATGGAATCATGTAAAATTTGATCCTTCACAATATCAAAAACGTCATGTGAGGATCGGGATGTGGACAAATAAAATTGGTATTCGGCATCTTGTTGTGCCATGTGAGCTTCCAATCTGTCCAAAACCTTGGAGCTCATCTCTTCCATCGTCATCCATTCGGATTGCGGAGCTTGATCAGTAGTATTTACAAATCGTGCCTCGCAAGATCCATATGGACTAGAAGGATCATACACTGTGCCTTCTTTCTTGCGGCATTGGACACAGGCATGCCGACGCCGCTGGTAGGCTGCAGCATCATGAATTTTCGC